TACTAACTTACCTATGTGGGTAAGAAATACTTGTAAATACGGTGATAATTTTGTTTACCTAAAGTTAGATTCTGATAAAGGTGTAATTGGTTGTATGCAATTACCTAATATCGAAATAGAACGTTTGGAACGTGGTATGGCCGCCAAAATAAACAATAGCGAAGAACCTGGTAATAGTAAAGGATTAAGATTCCAATGGAAAGTTAAAGATATGGAATTTAATTCTTGGGAAATCGCACATTTTCGTTTATTAGGTGATGATAGAAAACTTCCTTATGGTACATCAATGTTAGAGAAGGGAAGACGTATTTGGAAACAGTTATTGTTATCTGAGGATGCTATGTTGATATACAGAACCGCAAGAGCACCTGAAAGACGTGTATTTAAAGTATTTGTTGGAAACATGGACGATAAAGATGTTGAGGCTTACGTACAACGTGTTGCAAATAAATTTAAAAGAGACCAAGTTGTTGATTCAAAAACAGGTAATGTTGATATGAGATATAATCAAATGGCGGTAGACCAAGATTATTTTATCCCTGTTCGTGACCCTGCGGCACCTAACCCAATTGATACACTACCGGGTGGTCAAAATATGGGTGAGATTGCCGATATCGAATACATCCAAAAGAAATTATTAACCGCACTACGTGTTCCAAAAGCGTTTTTAGGTTTTGAAGAACCTGTAGGTGAAGGTAAAAATTTATCATTAATGGATATTCGTTTTGCAAGAACAATTAATAGAATACAAAAATGTATGATTGCCGAATTAAATAAAATAGCAATTATTCATTTATTCCTTTTAGGATTTGAAGACGAATTATCTAACTTTACACTATCATTAGCAAATCCATCAACACAGGCTGATTTGTTAAAAGTTGAAGCTTGGAAAGAAAAAGTTGCGTTATATAAAGAGGCGGTAACTGCGGTTGAAGGTATTGCACCTACATCGGTTACTTGGGCTAAGAAACATATTTTAGGTTTCTCAGATGAGGAAATTAAACTTGATTTACAACAACAACGTGTTGAAAAAGCCGTTGGTGCTGAATTAACAAATACCGCAACAATCATTACACATACAGGTATCTTTGATAATATTGATAACTTATATGGTTCTAAAACAGGTGGTACACAAAATGCGGGAACAACACCTCCACCACCACCGGGTGGTGATATGGGAATGCCGGCCCCACCTCCCCCAGGTCCTGAACCGGGTGGTGAAGCGGGTGTAACACCTGAATCAGTAGAAAAACGAGATAATTTAAAAATCTTAGTAGAATCTGAAACTATGTATAACGATGAAGAATTTATTGATTTATCCAAAGGGAAAAATAATTTAGGTGATATTGAGAATCAATTGAATAAACTTTTAGGTGACTAATATTTATATAATAAAAAACAACGAAATGAAATTTGGAATATTAAAATCAAAAATAGAAAATGTTTTATTAGAATCTTATAAAGATGGTTCATTTAAAAACGAACTTAAAACATTTAAAAAATTAGTTTTAGAAAATAAAAACATCAATAGATTGTTCTACATATATGATGATTTAAGTTCTAATAAAGGTTTAACTAATGAAGTTGCTAGTGATTACATTAATGAAATGGTAACTCTTTATGAAAACACCGTAAATAAAATTATTCCTACAGACTTGAAAAAAATCAAAGATTGGGCAAATAATTCTTCTGTAGTTGAAAATAATTATGAGGTTATAGATAATCTACTTAGTAGTGGGGTTTTAAACTTAGAGTCAAAAATTAGTAGTAAAAAGATTATTACTGAAACCATTACTAAAAAACCTGTATCTGAAAAAGAAGTTGTTAAAGTTCCTTTGAGTACTATGGTAACCATGGCTAACAAAACAATTAATAATTATATTGATGGTTTAAATGAATCTGAGAAAAAAGAATTTAACCAAATGTTATCAGTTGATGATTCTGAGTTAGAACCAAAGTATTCAACAATTAAAGAAAGTGTTGTTGAAAGATTACAGACAATTTACAATCAAAATCACGACCACTCAACTAGAAAATCAATAACAGAAACTATTGAAAAAATAACAACTGAGAAATATGATAAGTTGAATTATTATAAATTAAAAAGTTTACACGACAACCTTTAATCATTATTTGATTTGAAGTTTTTTTGAACGTGTTTAGCCTTGCTAAGCACGTTTCTTTTTTTTACGGAATGTTTAATAAATTCTTTACGGTTAACTAATTCAGACATTTGTCTTGTTTTAATCACTTTACTCTTATATTCTTTAAGTGCTTTTTCTATGTTTTTATCTTTATTAACTTTTACTACAATCATATTAAAAAAGTGCTAATTTATTATTTTTTTGACTCTTAATGTAAATATACTTACATTTATTAAAAATAAACTCTTTCACGATGAAAAATAATGAAAAAAGGGAAAACCTCAAAAATCCAAGGATTTAAAACTGCCAAAGTTTTATTTGGTACAGTTGATTCTGTTAATCTAAAATCAATCTATTTAAATATCCAAACTTGGGTCGAACCAAAAAAAGACGTAGAGAATTGGTCAAGAGTTGTTTTAAACTTTAGTAGGTCAATTAAACATTCAATTTACGATAAAATTAAAAATTCATTTTTTGATGAGAAATTTATAGTTGACTTAGATTTAAGGTCAAGTGGTCTATCATTAAATAAAAAATCTTTTATGAATTTAGAAATCAATTTTTTTCTTAAAGAAGACGTTGAATTAACATTCAAAGATACTCAAATAAAAGATTTTTTAAAAAATTTAACAACTAAAATATTCCAAGATAACTTAAAAAATAATCAACATTTTAAATTTTATCTTTCTAAAACAAATAAACCAATCAATAAAACTGTCAAAACCGAAAATATTTAATATTTATTGTTAAACGAAACAATGAATTTAAAAATATTAAAACCATATGAGTCAGGTAAAGGTATCTTAATCGAACAAGATGCTGGATATATTTCCCCAAACGCAGAACACAACAAATATATAATGGAGTCTAAAAGTTTTTTAGACCATACAAAACCATTTGAATTTTACGCAGTTCTACAAAAATATGACACGCCAAATAGAAATGGTCGTGTGTACCCTGAAAGAATTTTAAAAAGAGAATCTGAAAATTATAAAAAAATGATTGAGAAGGGTGTTTCATTATCAGAATTGAATCACCCTGAATCATCATTAATTGATTTGGACCGTGTTTCTCATATCATAACTAAAATTTGGTGGGAAGGTAATGTATTAATGGGGTTACTAAGATTACTTACAAGTCCTGGTTTCCACGAAAGAGGTATAGTATCAACTAAGGGTGATATGGCGGCAAACTACCTAAGACAAGGGGTTACGTTAGGTATATCATCAAGAGGGGTAGGTTCACTTAAAAAAGTTGGTGAACAAAATGAAGTACAAGATGATTTTGAATTAATTTGTTTCGACTTAGTTTCTTCACCGTCAACACCAGGTGCTTATTTGTTCTTAGACCCAAATGATAGAATGAAGTTTGATGAAAATATTGAGGAAGAAAAAGAATCAAGAAAAGAAAAAGAATTAGAAAGTAATAACAAATCACTTGACTTAATGAAAAAATTGAACGATTATTTGGGAAATAGATAAAATAATTTAATATGGAACAAGGAGAAAAGTATTTTGTAGCAAAAATTAGTTCTGATTTATTAGACACTGAATCAGGTAAAGTTAAAAAAATGAGAGAAGAAAAATTAGTTCTTGGTTATACACCAACTGACGTTGAAGCCAAAGTAACTAAACTTTACGAAAACTATTCTATGGATTGGAGAATCACAGGAATTGTTGAGAGTAAAATTGATGAAGTTATCGAATAATTTAACTTAAAAATAATATCAAATTAAAAGGAGGGACAAACGTCTCTCCTTTTTTTTTTAACTAAAAAATCATTAATAGTTAATTTTTTTTTAATAGTCAATTGTAAAAATTAGTTTTTTTTAATTTTCATAATATTTATTTAGAAATAAAAGAAACATTTTTTTAAATGGCAAACGAAAAATCATTAGTTGAAGAGACTTTTATCCAAATGAAGAATTTGGAAGAAGCTGTTGCACAAAACGCAAAAGGAATACTTGCATCTACTATGAAGCAAGAAATCAAAGACTTAGTAAAAGAATCTCTATTCGAACAAGAAGAAGAAGATGAGGTTGAAATGGATGCTGATGTTGAAGATTCTGATATGGAATTGGATGCTGACGTTGATAATCTTGAAGGTGAGGATGACCTAAGTATGGGTGATGACGAAATTCCGATGGATGACGAAGAAATGGGAGATGAAGAACCAATTGATTTGACAGGTGACGA